TGTCAATAGGGAAAGCTGAACAGGAAAAAGACAATTCTGAACGTAATTTCTGCGTTGGCATGGTTTTTGTCAATACAAATATCGTGCCAGCGTGACAACAGCAAGATTTGACAGGCGGCGCGACAGCGCTACACTATCATGCGCGCTTCCCGGCTCACCTTGGTCTTCATGCCGTGCGCGTCGATGCCACCCACCACTTGCTGGATTTCGGCCCAAAGCCGCTCGCGGTGGACCAGCAGATATTCCAGCCCGTTGAGGTGCGAGTAGACCTCGGCGATTTTCATGAACCGCGGCTCAGATAGGCTTCACGTCTCCTTCGATCCACGGCGAGCGGGTCAAGGACTTCCCGGCGTCGGCCGGATCGAAGACAGGAGTGTTGCGGGGACGGATGCGAAGATTACCCGAGGCGGCCGCCCGGATGCGGTCGACGGCCATGTCGGCGTACTCCTTCACCAGTTCCGCACCCGCACCGCGCCGGCCGCACCGGACTGCCGCCGCCATGGTGGTGCCGACGCCCGCATAAGGATCGAGCACCCACTCGTCGGGCCGGGTCAGCGCCAGCACCAGGCGCTCCACCAGCTCCACGGGAAACTGGCACGGGTGACCGGTCTTCTCGACATGGTTGCTCTTCACGTTCGGGATGATCCAGACATCGCCCGGGTTCTTGCCGAGAGGATTGCAGGAATACTGACCGGCCTTCGGCCCCTTGAAGTGCTTCTTCCCGGGGTACTTCTGCGGCACTCGGATCGGATCCACATCGAAATGGTAGTCGTCGCCCTTGGTGAACCAGCAGATGGTCTCGTACCGCCCCGATAGGCGCCGGGTGCAGTGCAACCCGTGCTCGAAATGCCAGACGATCCGGTTGCGGAGCTTGAGGCCGTGCGCGGCAAACAGCGGATACAGGGCAATGTCGAGCGGAACGATGCTGCTCGCCTTGCCTTTCTCCACGTAGTTGCCGACCTGCCAGCACAGGCTGCCGCCGGGCGCGAGTACTCTCACGCACTCGGCGATGACCGGAGCCTGCTCCTCCAGATAACGATCCAGGCTCATCCGGGCCTCGTAGGCCTTGCCGACGTTGTAGGGCGGCGATGTCACTACCAACTGGATCGACTCGGACGCAATCTGGTCGAGCAGTTCGCGGCAATCGCCGTGGTAGGCCACCGCCCGCGCAGCTGGGTCGAATCTTGTCTTTACTTCTAGCATGGTAGCCCCTCGTTGCTGAAGTGTCGCTCACGTCCGTGAAATCTAAACCCATCGACAAAATCGTTAAAATCTATGTTCCGGTACATGCCTAGTCCTCTCGTCTGTGGTAGTGTGCGGTGCTTTGCCCGACACCACATCGGGTTAATCAATGCCAACCTCTGAGGTTCAGCAACACAGCCGCAGTCATAAACGGCCACAGCAAGGCGTAAAGTAGCTCAGTATTATTATACGATCCCGGAAGATGCCCGGATCCATAGACTGAGATAACACCTACCACGTACACAATCATCAATGACAGCATCATAGCAGTATCCTCATTATTTGGCTATATCGGCTTTAGCTTGCTGGTCCATCATGGTGATGACATCGGACAACACAAACGCCGCATCGCGCAGCATATCGGCGCGTATGGCGATATATGTCAGGCGCTCGCTCCGGCGAAACTCATCCGACTGGACCGGTGCCACACGTGCGGCCTCAGCGGCCTCATCTGAGAGCATGCCCCATGCACGGCAGGCTGCATAAGCGGCCTCCTCGGCCTGTTCAGCTGCCCTGCGGGCGAGCTCTTCGAGGGATGCGCTGGCGGTTGTGGTGGGTGTCGTCATGGTGTTCTCCCTTCGTTCTTGTAGAAGTCAATCCAGCAATTATCATGGTTGTACACCCCCCAATATTCGCCAATCCGCATAGGCAAGGTTCCGCGTGCACACAACCAGACGCTGACACCTTGCAGCGGTCCGCCATTCAGTCGGTAGAGCTTTTTACGCCCAGGTGTGAGGGGCTTTAGTTTAAAGGTTTTAGCTTTCATCATGGGGCTTTCTCCTGTTGTTCGCCTTCGGCTATGTACGCGTGAGCGAAGGCGCGCGCAACAGCCCGCCTATACAGGGCCAAGAATTTTGCTAAGTCTACCGAGCTGCTGACCTTTATTACCATAGGTATAGTTCTCTGATCCGCGCGGGCGACAGCTACATCAAACCGAGCAAGGCCTTTTAGACTCAGCAAGTTCCTAGCCGCCCACTGCCAGTCGAAGACATTGTGGAAGCTGGCAGCGCGTCGGGCCGTTACCTTGACCGACTCGCCGAACAGGCTGCGGAACAGGTCACATTGTGACTTCCATGCTCCGGCATCACGTAACTGCTTGAGGGTTAGAGTTCTCGATTTCATGGTGCTTATTCAGCTTGCTGGTCCATTATGGCAATGACACCAGACAGCGCGTAGGCTGCATCGCGCAGCGTGTCGGCGCGGACGGCGATACGTGTTAGGTGTTCGCTCCGGCAGAACTCGTCCGAATGGATCGATGCCGTACGCGCGGCGCTGGCGGCTTCATCCGAAAGTGTGGCCCATGCGCGCCATGCGAGATAGGCGAATTGTGCGGCCTGTTCGGACGCTCTACGTGCAACCTCTTCGAGCGACATTTCGTTGGTCGTCATGGCGTTTCATCCTTTCGTTGGTGGTGGTAGTGGCGGTGCTTTGTGACACGTGGTGGGTCATCCCTCCACGTGTCGTAAAGGTATCATGGTCTGCCCAGCATGTCAATAGGGAAAGCTGAACAGGGCTTAAATGATGTTAGGCAGATGGTGTGAGCATGTTTGCACCAGGTTGGTGCAATCCTTACATCCTTACATTCTTACATCTCGCGCATCTATCGCCGGCCATCTGCCGGCGCATCTCTTGCCCGAGCTGTTGCAGCATATGCAACAGCTGCATCCGGTATATGGTCTGCACACAATATACATGTAGATAGACAGGTCTGTCTACCATGATGTATGAGGAGATGCAGATGGATAGACAGGTCTGTCTGCATGGGCATGGAAAAAAAGAAAAATAGACAGGTCTGTCTACCATAATGTAATGTTATAACATTCCATATTTCAGAATGGGGGGAGTAGCCCTTCGATTTGGCAGCCCTCCCCCGGCGGGGGTGGGGTACACACCCACTTACAAGGCTCAATTTCCAGTTAATGCACCTGCTAATGCACATGCTAATGAACATGCCTAATGCAAAGGATAATACTGCCGGCTAATAGAGCCTATTAACTGCCGGCTAATTAACTACCGGTTAATATATTCCACCTAACTGCTGGCAAACTATTTACGATTATTGGGGAACTTATGGGGCCTTTAACTGTCTAAGATGTATTCCCGCTTTTCTATCCCTACTGCCAGAATAGCATAGAATATAGCTCTGGATACCATATGCCTCTAAAACCTTCTGAATCGCTCTGTGACGGCCACGAGGGTCTTACCCTAGCCAGGGTACTACCCACCCCCTGCGTGGACCCCCTAGCTCGATTCAGGAGCCTTAAAGACCGTGTTGGGGAGTCCTTGCCCTCTCTTGTGGTGACGGAAAAGGATGCAAAGGAATATCGGTTGGGGGTCATGCCCAAGCATTTCTGGTCATCGGTACGCCTTTCTCCAGCCACTAAGGCATTGATTGAGAAGGGACAGCGGGTAAGAACTTACAACTTTCGAGCGCTTCCCTTGAAGCGAACCAAGAGTGTGAAGGCCAACTGGAAGCGCGCTTCGGTGCGCAAGCAGGTAGAGGATCAATCACGTATACGGTCCAGGAGGCGAGACAATGTTCGAGTGAAAACCGATCCCGCCTACTCGTGGCGCAAGTATCGCCTGCGGGCCAGGCGAAAATGCCCAGACCTTCCCTTCGATATTTCCAAGGAAGATTGGGATAGGGTCTTCTTGAAGACTCTTCAAGCAACGCCCAACGGGCGATTCCCGGCGATCCGCCGAATAGATGGCTCTTTGGGATATACTTATGGAAACTTGCTGTTCTGCGAACCTGTGACTCCTGGGATAGGGGGTAAGCTTGGAAGCACTGAAGGGCGTATCTTGAAAGCTCTCAAAGAAGATCTTAGAGAAAATAGAAAGCGTTTTACTACTTATGATTCTTTATTGGAATATATAAGAACCAACAGCCATTATAACAAACTAAAGCAATATATGGATATTTATTATATTCTTTAAATCAGCATGTATGTATAGCTTGCATGTATAGTCTGCATGTATAGAAGCTTCTAAGAGCTTCTAAGAGCTTTTATATATAATATATAATATATATATATATATATATATACACAGCTCTATAGAGCTGTGTTAAAAGCTCTTAAGAGCCAAAAAGCTCTTAAGAGCTTAAGAGCTTTTAATATATATATCTTTTAAAGATATATATATATTATATATATAATATATATTAAGAGCTCTTAAGCTTTTTATAATTATAGTTTAAGAGTTTATGACACACCCAGCTAAAAAGGAACCCCGCCAAGACGCGGCGCTTTTCTGTATGAATGCTTAACGGATATTTATCTCGATTGAACTTCTAGGAACTTATCGGGTCTAAGATTACCGTAACCCATTTAATAAAAGGAACCCACAAGCGTGATAGTATCCTTGTCGAGTTACATAATACCTTGCCTATTCTGGCTAATAGGAACCTTTAAAGACATGCCAGTTTCACCTGCCGCAAAAGCTAATTATCGGCCTAATAATGACTTCAGGGCAATAGCCGTGGAGCAAATAAAAGTGCACGAGAATTTCAAGGCTATCCCTTATAAAGACATCGATGGAAAGTTCGCAATCGGTTTCGGCCATAAGAAATATGCGCTCCCCTCGATGAAACCTATTTCCTATGCCAAGGCGATAAACCTACTATATGATGATCTGGAGCAAGCGGTAAAAGATGCTCGGGCGTTCTATCCAAAGTTCGATAGCGATCTTGGAGAGTTACGAAAAGCCCTTGTGGTGAACCTTGCTTATAACCTTGGCTTAACAAATCTTTTACAATTCCGAAAACTGCGTGAATGTCTATCGAAAAAAGACTTCGAGGGAGCTGCACATTCTCTGGAAGATTCTCTTTGGTATAAGCAAACAGGAGATCGCGCCAAGGAAATTGTCTTTGCCATGAGGCACGGAAGATTGCCGAAAAGTTTCTATCTCAGGAAACATGATCGTCCTCGTAATACCTCCCCGCAATCCGCACCTCTTTAACATTGATGGAAAAGATCACACATATGTCAACCACTAAGAAAAATGGAGTACACCATAGAAGCGGGGAATCCAAAGGCCGTAGGATTCGGTCGAAGAAAGAGGTGGATCTTGTATTGAATGTGATGTCCAATTCCCCCAGTACTGCACACTATGATCACTTGGAGATGTTCTATAAGGGAGCATTTGCCAATCAAATAGCCTGGATGGATGCTTACAATGTAAGGGACTCCAAGCAAGAATCCTTACTTGTGGGAACGGAAGTGGATCCAGTTACAGGGAAATTGAACGTATTTCCGCTGGCAAAGATCCTTTCAAAGGAAGAAGTGGGGCTATATCGTGCACCCACAGGCAAAGGGGAATTCTTGCCGGCACCTTGTGAAAGTGAATATGAAGAGAATGAAAATCATGCCCTCAATTAAAACCACTACGAAGGGACGCAACAGGATCCATCCCGCTGAAGTCGGTACAGAAGAGGCAGGATGGATAACGAAACTGGAGCAGGCTTACAAGGAAGGTGCTTCGGATGAGGAGGTATGTGCTCTTCTTAACATCACTTATCCTAAATTCATGGAATACTATAGCACTAACTCTAACTTCCAAGAATTGGTGGACATTGGTCGAACACTTTCCAAGGCATGGTGGATAGGCCAGGGCCGACGCAATATAAAGGACAAGACCTTCAATACCTCCCTATGGGCATTCAACATGAAGAACCTGTTCGGATGGAGTGAAAAGACGCAAGTAGAAGATACGAACCGGAAGGGGCAAGGAGAATCTCTGGATGAAATATCCTCGAAGCTCAGAAAGACTCTACCGGCTGTACTCAAGACACTTTATCCAGATATGCAAAATTCTCAATTGCTTTCCCGATTTAGCAAAGCGGATCCCTCCCTTTCTTCTAAAGCATCCGGTTGATGTCTTCCATTTCCAACCGCCAAGCAAATAACAGTGTGCCTTCCTCCAAAGGTTCTCTGGACGCATGGATCGAGGAAAACTCATCGGATGCCAAGAGCGGCGGTGATATTTCTGGAATGGGAAGTGCCGACGCATTCTCTGGGGGAAGATTGAAAGGGATGTCAGCCAATCATTTGAAAGCACTACTCAATCTGGCTGAAGCCTATAAGGAAGAATTAGAAGGATCAGGAACAAAGAAACTTTTCATGCCGGACACTCCTTTTTCCATAGAAAGGTGTCCAAAGCACAAAGCGTTCTTTGATGCAACAAGAGCATATCGAGAAGTCATCTACATGGCAGGCAACCGGGTAGGAAAGACCAGTTCCGGTGCATTTGCCGTAAGCTGCTGGGCAACAGGAGAATATCCCGAGTGGTGGGAAGGCAAAACTTTCAGCGGCCCCACCACAGGGTGGGTCGTTGGAGACACGCACCAAACCACTCGGGATGTTATTCAGAATGCCTTGCTTGGCCCTCCGGGCGCCTTTGGTACCGGATTGATACCCAGAGACAGAATTGCACGGGTATTATCCAAGCAAGGTGTGCCGAATGGAATAGAATCGGTGGAAGTCAAACACGTATCTGGGGGGATATCACTAATAGGATTCAAGAGTTATGAGCAAGGGGTACGCTCTTTCTATGGTACATCTAAGGACTATATATGGCTGGATGAGGAAGCTCCAGAAATCATAGAAAATGAGTGTGCCATCCGTGTGATGACTACCGACGGAGTGATACTTCTTACTTTCACGCCTTTGCACGGACTCACCCCTTTGATTATCAACAAGGCCAAGAATGCAGATTATCTTCAAGGAGCTACACCTATCCTTGCCTTTGATGACAGAGAAGTAGGTGTCAAGTTTGCTGAACACAAGGCTTCCAATCACAGGATAGCGATTATTCAAGCAGGTTGGGAGGATGCTCCTTGGCTATCTGAGGAAGAGAAAGAAGCGCTTTATGCGGATACTCCCCCACACCTCAGGGATGCAAGGAGATATGGAAAGCCTTCCATCGGATCGGGAAACGTGTATCCCATTCCCTTGGAAGCTATCCAAGTGCCTCGCTTCACAATACCCAAGAATTGGAGGAGATTGTTTGGAATGGATGTAGGATGGAACCGAACGGCTGTGTTGTTTGCAGCAGTTCATCCTGATTCAGATTGTATCTATCTATATGACGAATTATACTTGAGTCAAAAGGAACCGGACATTGTAGCTTCGTTCATAAAAGCCAAGGGAGGGGACGCTATACCCGGAGTGATCGATCCTTCTGCGAATGGGCGTTCCTCCCATGATGGACGAAAACTTCTCACAATGTACAGGCAGCTTGGACTAAAATTGAAAGAAGCGGACAATGCTGTCGAATCCGGCATCCAGGAAACATGGTCACGCATGAGTGCAGGGCAACTCAAGGTGTTCGACGACTTGCACAGCTTTGCCAAAGAATATGTTGTATATCGCAGGGATTTGAAAGGATCCATCGTTAAGAAGGATGACCACGAAATGGATGCCATGCGTTATATTATAGCATCTATCGATTACGCTTCCATTCCAAATACATTCCGTGGCCTTCAGGCCAATATGCAACTTGGGGCAATGAATAACTTTGGAGCAAGAAAGTATGATATCTGATGACAAGGACGAATCCGCCGGTTCTACTGGAAAGATATTAAAGGGCCTGAAAAAGGATGATCTCCCTTCTGAGGGAAAGATTATTCTTTCAGAGAGAGAAAGAAAGGAAATAAAGGACGAACTTGAGAAAGATAAACTCTTAGAGACCAAGCGCAAGCGTGATGAAACCATAGAAAACCTTGTCACGATGGTTGAGCGCGCGTTTGAGAAGCGCGCATCCCGCCGTAAATCAAAAGAGAATCAATGGTTACGTGCGCAACGCTTATGGCTGGGAAGCGTTGCATCCGGGCATGGTCACGGAGGAGACGGGATCGGTGGCGGAGGTACCGCCCGAGAGCCTTTTGGAACACACACCAACCGTAAACGTCCTGACTTCAATATTGTTAAGACCAAATGCGATATTGCTTTGAGCCATGTCATGTCAATGCAATTTGCAGGAGGGGAAAAGAACTGGTCCATCGTCCCTCCGAATGTCAAACCCAAAGTAAAGAGTCCTCTCGATATAGAGAAACCCTTGCAGAATGTTAATCCGAACGACGTAGAAGCCTCTTTGCTTGAATCAAAGGAAGAAGTGCAAAGCGGCCAGGCCAAAGCGTTCAGAAAAGCCAAATTGATGGAAGAAGAAATAGAAGAGCAATTGGAGCAATCCGACTATATCACAGAGTCCGAAGAAGCCATGTGGAGCTGGGTGGTTCTTGGTACTGGGATAATGAAAGGTCCTGTCAATACCGGCAAACTCAAGAAAGTATATAACCGTGAATCTGACTTTGATGGAACATCCGTCTGGATTCCTTCATTCTCTGAGGACATATATCCGCGTGTGACCGCCGTATCACCGTGGTTTGTATATCTTGATGACACCACTAATGATCACAGGAATCAAAAGAGTATAGTGGAAGTGCATCCGTGGTCCAAACAGGAACTGATTGAAAAGATAAAACATCCCGGATTCATAGGAGAAGCCATCAAGGAAGCAATTTCTATTCCACCGGAAGAGGGATTGGATAAGTCCTTTTCAGATTTTTCCTCTCTTTCCGATACCAACCCAAATCTATTTGCCAAGAAATTCATTGTTTTGGAATATCACGGGCCGATCACACGGAAGCAAATAGATACCGTTGGAGTGAAATCACAATTTG